CCATCAACCCTAAGAACTTCCTATTTGACCCTAATGGAGCATCAATTGATGAGTGCATGGGTGTTGCCATCGAAAAGTATGTTTCTATCCACAAGGTTGTTGAGGGTCAGGAAAAGGGTATCTATCGTAAAGTGGAACTTGGGCTGGATTCATTAGACGATAGGCTGGAACCCACTCAAGAACTGACTCAGTACCAAGACGACAAGGTAAAGTTGCTCACCTACTATGGTCTGGTTCCCCGTGAGTATCTGGAACAACTGGAAAACAATGAGGCAGAAGTTGTTGACTTGTTCCCTGAAGACAGCATTCAAGACGAGTATTCTGACCTTGTTGAAGCCATCGTTGTGATTGCCAACGATTCTGTCTTGCTCAAGGCGCAGAAGAATCCTTACATGATGCAAGACCGTCCTGTGATTGCCTATCAGGACGACACTGTTCCCAATCGATTGCTTGGTCGTGGCACTGTTGAGAAGGCTTACAACAGCCAAATGGCTATTGATGCCCAAGTTCGCACACACCTTGACTCTTTGGCGCTGACGACCAGCCCGATGATGGCAATGGATGCCACTCGACTTCCCCGTGGCGCTAAGTTTGAGGTTCGTCCTGGCAAGGCCATCCTGACCAACGGAAACCCCAACGAAATCCTGTTCCCGTTCAAGTTCGGCAACACGGATTCTGGGAATATCACGACTGCTCAGGCGTTTGAGAAGATGCTGTTGCAGGCGACTGGCACTCTGGATTCTCAGGGCATGGTCAGCCAAGTATCTCGTGATGCTGGAAATGGCGGTATCAGCATGGCTGTTGCCTCCATCATCAAGAAATACAAGCGCACTTTGGTGAACTTCCAAGAAGACTTCTTGATTCCGTTCATCCAGAAGGCGACTTACCGCTATATGCAGTTTGACCCTGAGCGTTATCCCACTGTGGACATGACATTCATTCCGACTGCCACCTTGGGCATCATTGCTCGTGAGTACGAACAACAGCAATTCATCTCTTTGTTGCAGACTCTTGGCCCGAACACCCCTGTTTTGCCATTGATTCTGAAGGGAATCTTGAACAATTCCAGCCTGTCTAACCGCTATGAGTTGATGGCTGCTCTTGATCAGATGTCTCAACCCAATCCTGAAGTGCAACAGATGGCTCAACAGCGTGCCATGCTGGAGATGCAGGCTCTGCAAGCCCAAGCCTTGGTCAATGCGACTCAGGCAGAACGCAATCGTGCAGAAGCCAGTCAGACAATGGTTGAAACTCAGCTTCTACCCGCTGAGATACAAGCCAAAACATTGGCAGCCACGACTCAAAATCTGCCAAGTCGTCCTGATCAAGCGCAACAAGAGTTTGATCGCAGGGCTAAGGTTGCTGAACTGATGCTCAAAGAAGCTGACATCAAGAACAAGTCCAAGATTGTTGAGATGCAGATGGCTGAGAAGAGCCAAAAGATGGCTAAAATGGAAGACGACTTCCTGAAAAATTTAGTTGAGGAGTTGAAGTGATGAACATCAGCGACCTTGAATCCAAACTCGGTATTCAAGACCTGTCTTACGAAGACAGGCTAGAGTTGATGTCTCAAATTGAGCAAAATGTTGCCAAAATGAAGGCTCGGCAGACAGCCAACAGCCTTACCGAACACACAAAATTAGTTGTTCGTGCCATCAGAAAGATTGAAGAAGACTTGATTGCCAAGTTTGAAGGTCTGAATGGTCAAATTTCTACCAAAGTTGCCTCTTTAAAAGATGGCGCTCCTGGCAAGGATGGTCAAAATGGCAAAGATGGTCGTCCTGGTCGTGATGGTGTTGGTCTTGTTGGGCCTGCTGGCCCTGCTGGTACGCCTGGGCGAGATGGTAACGATGGCGTGTCTGTTACTGGTGCAAGGATTGACTTTGATGGTTCATTGGTCATTACGCTTTCTGATGGGCGTGAGATCAATGCTGGTGAGGTTGTTCCATTAGACCTTGCAGAACGCATCAAAGTTATCACGAATGGTGGTGGCACATCTCAGTATGTGTTGGATACGCTAACATCTCTGCAAAACCAGATCAATGCCATCTCTGGCGGTCTGTCTTATCAGGGAACATGGAACGCATCAACCAATACACCAACCCTAACATCTAGTGTTGGAACAACCAACTACTACTATGTTGTTGGAACATCAGGCTCAACCAATCTGAATGGTATTACAGACTGGGTTGCTGGTGACTGGGCAATATTCAATGGAACTGTTTGGCAAAAGATTGACCAAACCAACCTTGTTACATCTGTAAACAGCAAAACAGGAGCCGTGACTCTTACATATACAGATGTAAATGCAATTGGCTCAATCACATCAACAGATGGAAGCGTTACAGTTAGCACAGCATCTGGAGTTGCCGATCTTTCTGTTGCTGTTGCTGGTTCATCGACAAATGTAATTGTTCAAGTTCGTAATACAACTGGCGCAACGCTTACAAAAGGTACAGCAGTTTACATTTCTGGCGCAACTGGACAGATTCCAACTGTTTCTAAGGCGCTTGCTTCTTCTGACGCAACATCTGCACAGACTTTAGGCTTGATGTCTGCTGATTTATCAAACAATTCAAATGGCTATGTCACTGTCATTGGATTAGTTACAAATATTGATACATCTGCCTATACAGATGGTGCTCAACTCTATTTGAGTGGCACAACTGCTGGAACATTAACGGCTACTAAGCCTTATGCTCCAACCCATTTGGTCTATGTTGCTGTTGTTGAACACGCACATCCGACACAAGGCAAATTGTTTGTCAAGGTTCAAAATGGCTATGAATTGGATGAGATTCATAATGTCTCAGCCCAATCTCCAAGCAATGGTCAAACCATCATTTATAACGCCACCACATCTTTGTGGGAAAAGGCAAATCTGACTGCTGGGACTGGAATCAGTGTTACCAATGGCGCTGGCTCTATCACTCTTGCAAACACTGGTGTGACATCAGTAACGGCAACTTCTCCAGTTGCATCTAGTGGTGGCACAACCCCAGTCATCAGTATGCCTGCGGCAAATGGCACGACAGATGGGTATTTGACCTCTACTGATTGGACGACTTTCAATAACAAGGGTAATGGCACAGTTACAAGTGTAACTGGAACATCTCCTGTCTCTTCTAGTGGTGGCGCAACGCCTGCTATTAGCTTGGCTAGTGGATATGGCGACACACAGAATCCTTATGCTTCTAAGACTGCCAACTATGTCTTGGCAGCCCCTAATGGAGCATCTGGAGCGCCTACATTCAGGGCTATTGTTGCAGCAGACATTCCTACTTTGAATCAGAACACGACTGGTTCGGCTGGCTCGGTTGAAACAACAAACTTTTCAATTGTTCAAAGTGGAACTAAGTTGCTGTTTAAATACAACGGAACTACAATTGCTTCAATGGATTCCACTGGAATAATCACATCTGCAACAAACATTGTTTCTAACGGAACGCCATAAAGGAAAGTAAATCATGGCTCAAATTTCTCTAAACAGCAATGGAGTGGCGAGCAACGGTGCGTTGACTTTGCAAAGCAATGGAACAACGACTGCTATTACTGTTGATACATCGCAGAATGTGGGAATTGGGACAGGCTCTCCTAGCGCAAAACTTGATCTTGCAGGCGATTATAAAGAGGGCGTTGTAACTGCCAATACCAGCACAGCATACACAATCAGCTTGGCAAGCGGTACGGTACAGATTCTTACCTTAACAGGTAACTGCACATTTACATTCCCAACTGCAACGGCGGGTAAGAGTTTCATTCTGTTACTCAAGCAAGATGGTACGGGTTCTCGGACTGTGACTTGGCCTGCCGCTGTGAAGTGGCCTAGCGGGACTGCGCCAACGATCACTAGCACTGCGTCTAAAGCAGATAAATATGTCTTTACGGCTGAAGGCTCATCTTGGGTCGGAAGTACAGCTGGACAAAATTACACGCTGTGAGATTAGCAATGGGACTCTACATTGACTTAACAGGCAAAAGGTTTGGAAGGCTACTCGTTATTGAGCGAGATGGCAGCAACAAGCATGGTCAAGTCAAGTGGTTATGTCGTTGCGATTGCGGTGCAGAAAAGCACATTCTTGGGATGTGTTTAAGCAGAGGTGAAACTCAATCTTGTGGATGCTTGCATAGGGAAATTACCGCAAAAATCAACGCAACTCATGGCATGGCTAATAAACCTATATATCGGATTTGGCGTTCAATGATGGATCGCTGTCATTTGCTAACGAGTCAGTCTTATGCCAGATATGGTGGTCGTGGAATCAATGTCTGCGAAAGATGGAAAAACTTTGAGAATTTCTATGCTGACATGGGCGACAAGCCACACAATAAATCATTAGAGCGTTTAGATGTTAATGGCAACTATTCGCCTGATAATGTTGTTTGGGCTGATATGAAAACACAGGCCAATAACCGCAGAACCAATGTCATCCTAGAACACAATGGAAAGAGACAAACAATGCAACAGTGGTGTGATGAGCTTGGTCTAAAAATAGGCACTGTTTGGGCACGATTAAATCGTGGTTGGAGTGTTGATCGTGCTTTAACACAGGAGGTTCGCCATGTTTTCGGCTAATACTTCACAAGTCTCTAGTGAAGCAAACTGGATTGAATCCTGTTTTTCCAGCTACCTTTATACGGGTAATTCCACATCTGGTGGAACACAGACAATCACAAACAATGTTGATTTGTCTACTTATGGCGGGATGGTCTGGATTAAAGGCAGAAGTGCGGCATCCGACCATATTTTGACTGACACCACAAGAGGTGCAGGGTCAAGCGCAACCAATAACCAAGCACTTGCAAGCAACTTAACTAGCGCAGAAGATTTGGGTGGTTCGTCTTACGATTACTTATCTTCTTTTTCAACGACAGGGTTTGTAGTTACTCAAGGCGGCACATCGACAGCAACTAGAGGCGCAAACTACAACAATGTCACCTACGCCTCATGGACATTCAGGAAGCAAGCAAAATTTTTCGATGTTGTGACGTATACGGGGAACGGAGCAAACCGCACCATCAGTCACAACCTCGGGTCTGTTCCTGGTTGCATTATTGTCAAACGCACTGATACCACAGGCGCATGGGCTGTTTATCACCGCAGTTTGGCAAACACAGAATACATGGTGCTAAACACTACTGCGGCAAAAGCCACAGGAGCCACTTACTGGAACAGCACCACGCCGACCAGCACTGTCTTTAGTCTTGGCACTGCTACTGATGTCAACGCCAGCGGCGGCACCTATGTTGCCTACCTATTCGCCCATGACGCAGGAGGCTTTGGCACTTCTGGCACAGACAATGTGATTTCATGTGGGTCTTATAACGCTGGTGCTGGAGCAGATATAACTGTTGATTTAGGCTATGAGCCACAGTGGGCCTTGGTAAAGCGCACCGACACGACAGGAAATTGGTTCGTCTACGACACCATGCGTGGATTTGGTTCAGTTAATCCAACTACGGGCGGATTCGGCGCATGGCTTTATGCAAATCTAACAGACGCAGAAACCACATCCACTGGTTCTAGCCGTGGAATTTACGCAAGAGGATTGGATTTTACAGGTCAGTCAGGACAGTACATCTACATCGCCATTCGCCGTGGGCCGATGAAAACGCCTACGAGTGGGACGAGTGTTTATGAAGCAGTCACAAGAACAGGGACAGGCGCAAATGCCACTGTAACAACTGGATTTCCTGTTGATTTGTTTATTGTTCAACCTAGAACAAAT